CTGGTAAGTGGTCTGCGGTAAAGTTATCTAGCGATCCTAACTCTGGCATTACTTACGTAGTGCAGGACTTCAAGGCTGAGCGGATGTCTGTCGCTGATTTTAGCAGTCGGGTGATTGGTATGGGTGGTCGTGAGATCCCAGTAGCCTGGCCCCATGACGCAATGAGGGAGACTTCGTCAGGAACCGTAGTATCCCAAATGAGGAAACTGGGTGTCAATGTTCTGCCGGAGGCTGCACACATGATCGACCCCATGACTGGAGCCAAGACTCGTGCCCTAATGAGCATCATAGAGCGAATCCTGGACATGATGAATCAGGGCAACCTTTTATTCATGTTACGTGGAACTAATGAGATCCTGACAGAGATGCGGAGATATAGGCATAAAAGTGGAAAGATAGTTCCACGCCAGGAAGATCACTGCATTGACGCCTTGCATAAGGCAGTTATGATGCTACACCTAGCGAAGCCAGGGAATGCTAGGGCGCATATGCGGTCCTTCAGGCTACCTGAGCAGGACTTCTTTGGAGGTTAGGTTGACAGAAGTACAAGAACTATTAGCCCGGTTGGGTACTATGAAGTCCAGTCGCTCTGCCCATGAGTCGGCATGGCAGGACATTTCAAACTATATGATGCCCTTCAGGGGTGACATAACAACCAAGAAGGCTAAGGGATCGCAGAGGGTCCACCCGGTATTCGACTCTACTGCCATGATTGCGGCAGATCAGTTAGTCAACTTCATGAAGGGGTCATTGCTTCCACCGTCGCAGGACTGGTTGAGGCTTGTTCCCCCATATGACTTCACACATGACGACGTGGCCAAGAAGACTCTGGACGTTACAGCGCAGAGGGTTCTAGCGCAACTGGCAGACAGTAACTTTTATAGCGAGGCTACGTCGGTGTTGCGGGACCTGATCGTGCTAGGCAACGGCACTCTAATGATAGAGGAGGACACGTTAAGTCCTAACTCTAACAACGGGATCACCTTCGAGTCTGTTCCTATAGGACAAATGTGGTGGTCCCAGGGTAAGGGTGGTCGTGTCATCATGGTGGCTCGCAGGTACCAGATGCCCTCTATTGACGCAGCCCGATTCTTCAAGGACCCCGGACCAGACGCAGTGCAGAACCTTTCACAGGGCAAGCAAATGGAACTGGTAGATTACTATCAGTTTGTATTCGAGAATGAGAACCGGGTGTTCGGTGGTCTGCCGTCAAAGACAACGAAGAAGTACAGGAGTCTCTATGTCACCGAGTCGGGAGGTGGCCGTATACTCAAAGAGCACGGCTATGACATCCCCCCATTCGTGGTAAGTAGGCTACACCGTGTAGACGGCGAGGAGTACGGACGTGGTCGTGGACACTTAGCAAGGGCTGACGCTAGGGGACTAAGTGAACTAAGAAGACAAATACTTATCGCCGCAGGTAAAGATCTTAACCCGCCACTAATGGTTGAAGACGATAGCATGGTTGACATGGACCTGACCAGCGGGGGCATGCTAGTAACACGACCCCCCGTAAAGATATCCCCGAACTACCTTCGTAGTGGTGCTGACTACGCTGCTGCTGACAAGATCGCCAGAGACGACCGTGACCAGATCCGACAAGCGTTCCTCTCCGACGTTCTTGCTGAACCTGCTAGTCAGCCACGTTCTGCTGAAGAGTCCAGGCAGCGGCAGGCCAGGAGCCTTCAGAGACTTGCGTCCGCAGCCGACATCATTAACAGTGAGTTCCTTGGTCCAACCGTCCAGTCGGTGATTGGAATCATGGCGAGGAATGGTAAACTCCCTGAAGCGTCGGCTATGGCTTCTGCGGTAGGAGGCGAGGTCCAGGCGGTGGTGCGATTTGCTTCCCCCTTCTTCTCTGCACAGAAGCAGGAATCGGCGGGACGTGTTATGTCTTTCTTGGAGCGCAGGCTTGCATTGTTCCAGGCGACACAGGATCCTGCATATATCGAGGACATTGACCCGGACCGCTTACGCTCCTTTGATAGTAGGATGTCGGACGTTCCGGCGGAAATCTTTAGGAGTCAAGAGGAGATAGACGAGATCAGGCAGGCACGTGCTGAACGTTCTGCCCAAGAGCGTATGCAGCAAATGCAACAGGACTCACCGCAACAAGGGGGACAGAATGCTCCTAAGTGACGCTTATCTTGCTGTGTTTAGTACCCCTGCTGGCGAGCGGGTTCTAAAGCACTTAGAGTCCATGTTCGGTGCTAGGGACACGATAGAACCTGAAGAGATCATTAATAAGAGCCACGAGTCTGAGGGGTCCTTGATAAGGGTACCTATCGACCCGGTGGCTATGGCTAAGAGGCAAGGATTGCGTTCGGCGTATTGGAAGATATTCGCCATGATAGAGAACGCTAGGAATGAGAAGAGTAGTGGAGAATAGCGAGAACCCGGTGGCCGAAGATAAGATCCTGGGTAAGTTCGACGACGTGGACTCTCTTGCTAAGAGTTACCAGGAGTTGCAGAGTCGCATGGGTAACTCTGTTCGTATCCCGAATAGTGAATCGTCCCCTGAGGAGACAGCGGCGTTTTACCAGAAGTTGGGAATGCCGGAATCTCCTGACGGTTACACAGTGGGTGAGGGTATGGAGGAGATGCTGGACGGCTTCAAGCCCATGGCGCACTCTGCTCATCTAACGCAGCGACAGTTTGACCACTTTGCCTATGCACAGGGTGCCGCAGCAGAAGCGGCGGAAGAGTCGCTGAGGGCCTCAGAGGAGCGCCTGAAGGGTAAGTGGGGCGATAACTTTGAGATGTCAAATGGGGTCGCAGCGGGTGCTGTAGAAGCCCTTTCTGAATACAGTGAGACTCTAGGGGCGGCGCTGGCTGGGGTTGACCTCCGTGACGAGGGATCTCATGAGTTATTCACAACCATCGGGCAACTGCTCATGGATGGCAACGCACCAACACAAGGTCAAGGAGACAGCATGGCTGGAGAGACTGATGACATGGCTATTGCCATTCGTGTCCGGGAACTAATGAAGACGAAGGCGTTTTCTGACATACGGGACCCTGAGCACGAGAAGACTAAGGCTGAGTACTATGAGAAGATCACCCAGTTGGTGAACCGTGGCTATGAGGGAGTGTCTGACGCTCGCCTCAAGCCGAACCCGTTCAGGGGGGTGGGACTTGAGTAAAGAGCCCGACAACATTATTGTTGGAAAACCTAAAGAGGTACTTGACAAGGATAATGACAAGAAGTAATCTAGCAATGCTCCATAACCTTAGGGCGGGGCTGGCACCAGGGAAGACTGGCGAGTAGGGTAAGCGTAGTTACCAAGGTAGGCCCATATGTTTGGACAACCTTCCGTAGCAAACTTAATACTTTGTTTGGAGGAAATGTCTAGTGGCATATCCAGATTTTGGCACTTCTTGGCCCGGTACCACAGGTAACGTCGCCAACACGGCCTCAAATAACTACACACAGTTGTTCAAGACCGCTTATGCGGACATGATTCGACTGAAGGCGCAGACCTTACATTCTGCATTGTCTGATACCTGCATGCCCGAGGTACTTCGTGGTGACCCCCTGATGCTTGACTCTTACAAGTCGGTAACCCTGACGACCCGAGACCGTGGTCAGCAGTACGGTGATAACGGTACCGACAAGGCCTACAAGGAAACCGACAACGAGCGTAGAGAACTTCGTCCTGAGTTCCATGAGTTCGCTGAACTCTTTGATCCTCGTGACGAGCGTGCTCTCATGCGTGCGATCCAGCCTGACGGTGCTTATGTTGCCAACGTGGCAGCGGCGTTCAACCGCAAGAAGGACGAGGTTATCCTCAATGCCTTCAGGGGTCCCGTGACTGTCAATGGTACGGGTTTCACAGACAGCAACACCGTTGCGTTGCATGCTTTCCGTAAGGACTGCGATCTCGCTTACGGTAGCACGACTGCGATTGCTGGCGGACTGGCAGAGGGTTCTGCTGCCGACCAACTTGGTGGGAATGCTGGCACTGGTACAGCACACGATGCTTCCTCTGCTTCGGGCGACAACATCACCGGAACTATTGGTGCTGCGATTGTTGCCGAACTTGAGGGTGTCAACTTTGGTGCCACCGCCTCCGACACTGGTCTCTCCGCCACCTTCTCCCTTACACAGGAGTTTGGTTGTCAGCAGATCGTCCAGGGTCCACTGGCGACTATTGGCGGTACCGGCGGTGCCACTGATGCTGGACGAGGGCTTCACATCAAGAAGTTGTTGACTGGCCTCAATGTTCTTCAGACGAACGGTGCTTGGCAGGGACAGCGCATTTACGTTGTGCTTCACCCGGATCAGGTCAATGACTTGATGCACGAAGTCCAGTACACCAGTTCAGACTACAACGCACTCCAGCCTCTCATGTACGGGCAACCTGTTCCGTTCCTGGGTTGTGAGTTCCGTGTCTGTAACCAGATTCCGAAAGAGACTGTGCTCTCCGGCGTTGGTGCGGCAACTCTTCGTGACCCAGATGTTGGCGGAACGGTCAATGATGACGCATACGCAACTCTGTCCTTCGAGACGGCCACGAACGGTCGTTACGTTTGGATGTACACAGAGGATGCGAACATCTTCGGCATTGGTGACGAAATGACGGTTCGATTCGACGAGATCCCAGACCGTGGGTACTCCTTGCAGTGTTACCACGACTTCAGTCTTGGTGCCGTTCGCATGGACCCCAAGAAGATGGTTGCGATCCCCTGTCACAAGGGTTCTACCGAAGCAGCCATCGCCTAGTTTGATTGAGGGGACCCTCGTGACAGGTAAGACACATTACTGGTCGCAAAAGTGCTTGTCACTGATCGGTGGTGCATCGGTCACGGGGGTCACTACGACATGGATTGCTCTTCTCACTGCGAACCCAACTGGGGACGGTGAGGCTGCAACGGATTGCCCGGATCTAGCCAGGACCCAGGTATACACGAGTGGCTCCACTGTTCCGTACTGGTCGGCGGTGAAGTCAGAGGGTGACAAGAAGTTAATCGACAATGTAGGCACTGTGTCTTGGTTTGCCGGAACAGCCGAGAGTGGTTGGACGCAAGAGATCATTGTGGGCATAGGCATTTACGATGCTGCTACAGTTGGCAATCTGCTATACTGGGAAGCACTTGACGCAAACATAACAATAGCGCCATTGGAGGAGTTAGCCTTCGGTACGGGCGCAATAAAAGTGAGGGAAGACTAATATGGGACTAAGTAACTTAGGCGAGCAGATTTCACTGAATAGAATATTCTCTGCGGACCAAATCCCAGCATCAGGTTCGGTACAGGCGGCGTTGGGTCCAGTTGCCTCGACTGCTGTAAAATACTTCATTCACTTGCATCCCGCCGTGACTGGAGCATTGACCGCCCCAACCGAGTCTGACATGGGGTCTGCCTATTCAGGGAGCGCCAACTCTCCTGGCATAGCATACGCAGCACAAGAAATCGTCTTCACTCCGAAGACCTTCAGTACCACTACTACCCCTAACGTTATTTCCCTAACCAGCACCGTGACGTTCACGCTTTCCGCCTTCTCCGACTGGCCTGTTATCTCCTACTACACGATCCATGCATGTGCGTCAGCAGCAGTAGCAGCCACCGCCAATATGATCTTTTACGGCACCTTCGCCACTCCTGCTACTGTGGGCCTGGGAGATACTGTGCAGATCGTTTCCGGTGGTACTGGACTTGCCATAGCCGCAGAGTAGACCTCTTGTGGTTGCATAAGGAGGTCGAGGGGTGACTGCACATTTAGGATCCAGGATATGTGACAGCAGTCGGGCAATCATATCAGGTGTGGGTCTCGATGCTGACTATACGCTAGTGTCGGGAGATGCTGGCCTGTTCATACTGGCATCCTCTGTAGAGGACGGTGGTTCCGAGTTCCGTACAGGACAGTCGCACTCTCTCCAATGGAGGGTGCTTCCTAGCGGAACCTTCGCAACCTTAGCCTTGACGAACGCTACTGGCCCGCACCTTGACAACGCCACTGGAACCATAACCAACGGAACCAATGTGGCGACCGGGAACCGAAGAGGCACCCCGAACGATGGACCTAATAGCGATGGGTTCGTTGCTAGTGGTAAAGAGTTCACAAGTTCGACCTCGCAAAACTACGGGGCTCAAGTCAAGGACGCACAGACTGAAGCCCAATGGGCGATAGACATGGGGAACTGCCCAGCCAGCACGGACTATCAGTTCCAATCTTCATGGGGCTCAAAGAACGACGGAACCGCTACGTTCACCCTCATGACGGTTACAACTGCCGCTGCTTCTAGCACCACCCATAGCCTGGCTGACACCACGGGTTCGATAGCGCCCACTCATACTTCCTCCGTTACTGTTACATCCACACACAGCCTATCACACACGGCAGGCGCAGTAACGACCAGCACTTCCGCCAGTTCAATAACCGCAGTCCAAACGCACGACCTTGCACACACGACGGGTTCAATAGCGCCCACTCAAGATACTGCCGATATCACCTCCAAGACTATCCATAATCTTTCACACACGGGCCCCCTTAATCGGCTCCTAATGGTGGACCATCCGCTCCCTGCCGGGACTCAATACTCTCATATCAC